TATTGAAAAAGCTAAAGAGTTAGATTGTGAAGGTTATCACGAACACGAAGAAAATGGGATGACTTGGTTTATGCCTTGTAAAGATCATAAAGAGGCTACTAATCTTGCTTGTGAGGATAATTGTGAATTATCTGATGAAAATATAGATACAATAATCGGATCACTTGAAAAGACTGGGGTTAAAATGTCAGATAAATGGGTTTTAGTTGATGAGCTTGATGAGGATTCAGAATATAGTAATGAGGACTGGGCAAATTATTTAATTAAACCCAAAACTAATTTATCAAATAATGAACGAGTTGAATTAATATCTGAAACCGATTATAATGTTGGAAGTGAAAGAAATGGTAATGCTTATAGTGTTTTAGATTCTTTAAATGGTTTATATAAAATTCGTTATAAATATGCGAGAGGTATGTCAAAATCAGGGGTATCTCGTCCATTTTGTAGAAAAATGATGAATTTATCAAGATTGGGGATTGTGTGGCGTATAGAGGATATTGATAAAGCTAGCTGGGATGAAGATGTAAATGTTTCTTTTAGACACTTGCCACAAATGAAATATAATATTTTCACACTAAAAGGGGGGATTTACTGCCAACATAAATGGGTTAGAGTTTTATATCGTTTAGAAAGCAATACAGAACCAAGTAATAATCTAAAAAATTATAAAAAAACAAAAAAAATTCCAGCAAAATATAATAGAAATCCAAGAGGATCAAAAAAGGCTGCTATAGCAACAGGAAGACAAGCAGGAAAAGGTAAATTTCCAATTTAATAAAAGATATGGCGACAGTATTATTTATAACAAGAACGGACTTAGTAAAAAACTCTATCATAGATGGGAATGTTGATACTGATAAATTTATTCAATTTGTGAAGGTAGCGCAAGAGATTGAAATACAAAATTATCTCGGAACTAAGTTATATGATAAGATAGGTGCTGATATTGCAGGTTCAGGTTTAGCAGGAAACTATTTGACATTAGTAAACGAATATGTTCAACCAATGTTAATATGGTACGCTCAAGCAGAGTATATACCTTACGCAGCTTATCAGATAAAAAACGGAGGTATGTTTAAACACACTTCAGAAAATGCAGAAACAGTTAACAAAACTGAAGTAGATTTTATAGTACAAAAAGCGAGAAATACCGCAGAGTATTATACGAATAGATTTTTAGATTATATGGGAGCTAATAGTAATTTGTTTCCTGAATATAGTCAAAACACAGGTGGCGATGTATATCCAGATTATGATGCTACCTTTAATGGTTGGGTGCTGTGATATATAAACCGAAAAGTAAAAATATAGTTAAACTTAAAAAGTTTTTAAATATGAATTGGGTACAAACAAATACAGGGAATATAACTGTGGAATATAAAACAAGTAAGTAATGAGCTGGGGAAAAATATATGAGAGTACTTGGTGGGGTGATGGCGTTTGTGATAATGATATTGATTGGGGGCAAATATATAAAGCTCTAGTTGATTGTACACCTACTCCATTGTTTGAAATATTAGCAGAGAATGGCGATTATTTAATTACTGAAAGCGCAACACTAACATTTATAGTAACAGAATAAAACAAAAAAAATGGCAAATAAAAAATTTAGTGATTTTACATCCAAAACCAGTCCATCAGATGTAAGTTTCGTAGTAGGATATGATGGATCAGATAATGTTAGGATTTCTCCAAGCAATTTATTAGGTGCATACCTTCCTTTGGCAGGAGGTACAATGTCAGGTAACACTATTCACGGAGACAATGTAAAATCTTTATATGGAACAGGAAGCGACTTAGAAATTTATCACGATGGAACAGATTCATTTATAGAAAATGAAACTGGACATTTTTATATAAGAAATAATTCAGATGATAAAGATATTATATTTCAAACAGATGATGGTAGTGGAGGAGTAGACACATATTTCCAAATACTTGGACAATATAATAGAATGCAATTTAATAAAAATATTAGATCGATTGATAACGCTAAGATAACTTTTGGATCAGATGATGATTTACAAATATTACACGATGGATCAGATTCTCTTATAACTAATAACACAGGACATTTATATATTACTAATTTATCTGATGACAAAGATATTTATTTTAGAACTGATGATGGTTCTGGAGGTGTTGCTACCTATTTGACAGTAGGTGGTGCTAATGAAGTAACATCATTTCAAAAAGCTACTAAGCACGAAGATAATGTAAAAGCTTATTTTGGTAATGCTTCTGACTTATCAATATACCACAATGGCGCAAATTCTTATATAGAAGATACAGGAACAGGTGATTTTTATTTACAAACAAATGGAGCTAATATTTTTTTAAGAAATGGAACAACTGGAAATAGTTTTATTTCTATGAATACAGGCAACGATGATGTTTCTCTAAAATATGGTGGTAGTGAAAAACTAGCAACTACAAGCGCAGGAGTTAGTATTACAGGTAACGCTAACTTTGCTGATAATGGTAAAGCTATATTTGGTGCTGGAAGCGACTTAGAAATCTATCATTCTGGCTCTCACTCTTTTATAAGTGAACAAGGCACAGGAAGTTTAATTACATTAGCAACAGACTATCAATTAAACAACTCTGCTAATTCACAAAATATGATAACTGCTACTGATGGCGGTGCAGTTACGCTTTTTACTGCAGGAGTCGCAAAGCTAGCCACTACAAGCGCAGGTGTTAGTGTAACAGGATCAATATCTATTACAGGAGATGGCTCAAATGCTACAACCTTAACAGAAAGTGGAAGTGGAGATTTTGATATTTCTACTGTGGATGATTTAAGATTAACATCAGGTGGTAATGATATTGTGTTAAGGGGCGCAAGTGCTGCTGAATTTGGTAGATTATCCAATGATAGTAATAATTTGGTTATAAAAAACACAACTGCGGATAAAGACATTATCTTTCAAACAGATGATGGATCAGGTGGAGAAACTGCATATTTGACTTTAGATGGTAGCACAACACACTCATATTTTTCAGCAGGTAATGTAGGTATAGGAACTACTAGTCCAACAGCTAAGTTACAAGTAGTAGGATTAGCAGAACACGCAGATAATTCTGCAGCAACAACCGCAGGCTTAACAGCAGGAGCATTTTATAGAACTGGAGATTTACTAAAAGTAGTACACTAATAAATAAATAAATAAAAAATGGCAACAACTTATAAATGGGATTGTAAAATCGTAGATGCATACCCTCAAAATCAAGGTTATGCTGATGTAGTATATAACATACATTGGAGCTTAACTGCAAACTCAGATAAATTAAATCCAGAGGGAAACCCTTATTCAGCAACTAACATAGGTACTCAAAGCTTAGACGTAAGTGATATAAAAAACTTTATACCTTTTAACGATTTAACGGAGGCTGAGGTACAGGCTTGGACAGAGTCAGCAATGGGAGTAGAGAAGGTAGCAGAATTAAAAGCTAGTTTAGACAACAAGTTAGATCAGCAAATAAATCCTCCTTCTATTCAGTTAACTATTGGTATACCTGTTTCTGAATAATTTTTTGTAAATTTATATAAACCTTAATATATATAAAATGAAAATCACAAAAGAACAAGTTAACAGAGTAAATCAAGTTATTAATACTTTACCTATTGCTTTTTTAAAACAAGCTCAAGACATTGTAAAGATTTTAAATGAAAGCGTAGAAGAAGAAAAAAAAGAAAACGATGAAGTATAAATTTAAAACTAGAGAAGAGTTAGTAGGGATGTTAAACAGCATTCCTACACCTCACGCACACGGCATTGTATTAGACGGAAATTGTGCTATTATTGAGTGGGATGGTAATGCTCCAGAGGGTTGGAGTGAGTACGAAGCTAAACAAAAGAAATCTAAGAAAGATGGCTAAAATAGGAGAGGACACTGATGTAACTTTAGATTTAAAAACTATTGGTATTATAGTCACAGGTGCAGTAGCTCTAGCAACAACGTATATTACTTTGTCTGCTAGTGTGTTAAGCAATACTGAAAGCATAGAATCTTTAGAAACTAATAGTGTCAATCCTATTGAATTTGAGTATAAAGATACTTTGGTGCGAGAAACCATTAAACGTATTGAAGAAAAACAAGAAACAATGAATGAAGATGTAAGCGAAATTAAAGATCAATTAGCAAAGATTGATGAACGTTTATATCAAATCAGTAAAAAAAGATAATGAGATGTGCAATAATTGCGTTCTTTCTGGCTTTTGTGAGTACTGCACAATCTAATATTGAAGTTATTCAATTTAGTGCAGAGTTTGTAAAAGACAATGAAATATCCTTAAAAGGCTTTAGAGGCTATGATACAAACACTTTGTATATGTCTAAAGCAAGCAAGCTCTTTGCCAAAAATAAAGTAGAATATATCCCTACAGTTATTCTTTTTAATAATGGGGAAGAAGTTTTTAGAGTAGAGTCTGGCATATCTCTTAAACTACCAGAAAACACGATACAACTAATACAAGAACAAATAGAAGAAATAATAGAAAGCAAATTTTAATTATGGAAACAATAAAACACATTTTAGGAATATGCGGAGAAAGTCATTTAAATTTAATTCACATAGCATTTATTTTAAGTGTTTTGTATTTTACTTTTAAACTTATTCAAAAACAAAAAAAACTTATTGCACTACTTTTTATGTTTGTGTTTGTTGGCACATCTGCACAAGTAATAACACAAGAGCCATTAAAAAAAAAGAGAACATTCTTTAATAATATATATAAAGAGTTTTTTAAATATGGAACTTTATATCTAGCAGGAGATGCTAGTAACTCTTACGAACAACAAAGAAAAGATTACTTTGTAAGAACAAATCCAGAAAATCTTTATGACGTACCACAAGTAATAGATCAAACAATATATCACCCTTTTGATTATAGAATTGGTTTTGGGTTTAGAAAACTAGCAAGATTCAATTATGAAATAAAAGCCAAGCATTATTATGACGGAACAGAAAATAATAAATCATTATCAGCTCCAACTGCCGCAGTTAAAGGATTTGAGTATTTATTACACTTTGAAAAAGAAAGACGTAGAGGAGAAACATTTACAAACTCTAGATATTTTATAAGACATACAGGAAAAAACCACATAGTAAAATTAGAACAAAGAGAACAGGGAAACGTAGGATTTAAATATCAATCAGCAGAGGCAAGGTTACGATTACCTATTGGTAAAAAGTTTAGTATCTCTGGGGGAATTATTGCAAGAACTCATCAAAAAGCGTATGGTTATAATCCTATTGAAATTTGGTTAAATGAAACTGATTCATATACAGACTCTCAGGGTAATGTTTTTGAGTATCCTGTAAATCCTTGGTATACCTTAGGTTTTATGTATGGTTATGATGATATATACTACACTTCTACTGATCAAAACGGAAATGAAATGTCTGACTGGTATTGGATTAATCCTGAAGGTGAAACCGTTGCTTATACAGATTTACAATTTAGAGATGAAATATTTGGTGGATTGATGAATAGATATAATAATGAAATATGGGATACGCTTGATCCTTATGCAGAGTATGCTCCTATTGTCGGATTTGATTTTTACCATCAAAAAGGAAATAAATTTTGGTTGCACTCTTATGTAAATTGGATTTTACCTTATCATACATATTTTAAAGGAGATTCAGACTTTAACTATTTAAATCGTAATAATTGGGGATTAGGTGGATTAAAAGAAGATTCATCGCCAGAGCAATGGAGCGATTATCAAGCAGGATTTATTATGGGTTGGAAATTAAGTAGAACTTTAGGTTTCTTTGTTGAGGGGGAATATACAAAGTTCTGGGATAGTGAAATATTTAACACCTCAGCAGGTATAAATTTTAGATTATGATACAAAAAATAAAAGATTATTTTAAGAATTGTTGGAGCAAGCTAAGAAGCAAGCCAAAGAAAAAAAGAAAACCAAGAAAGAAAAATGCGAATAAGTAAACATATTTCTTATAAGGAGGGTGTATATAGCGCAACTGCTAAACGCTTACATTTAAATAACACTCCTAACGAAGAGCAATTATATGCAATGAACAATGTAGCCGAATTTATATTTGAGCCTCTTAGATTGTTTGTAGGGGGTGCTATAAAGATTAATTCTTTCTATCGTAGTAAGGAAGTTAATAAAGCAGTAGGTGGAAGTGGTAAAAGCCAACATTGTAAAGGGCAAGCAATAGATATTGATGATGTATTTGGACACAAAACAAATGCAGAGATGTTTGAATACATAAGAGAAAATTTAGACTTTGATCAGTTGATTTGGGAATTTGGAGATTTTAACAATCCTAATTGGTTGCATATTTCTTATGTAAGTAAAAAAGAAAACAGAAACCGAGTTTTAAGAGCTATACGAGAAAACGGAAAAACAAGATACGAAATATACTAAATGGACTTTTCAATTATACTTTTATTACCAAACGGAATCAATATAGGATTTAATTATTTTCCTGCTGAGCCACAAGAGTTCAACTACGAAGAACTAAACATTTATTTATTAATTGTTCAACTTAAATGGAGATTTTATTATGAGTAAGAAATTTAAAGAAACAAAAGTAGGAAAGTTTTTATCTAATGTAGCACCCAAGCTAATAGATGGAGTTGGAGACATACTTCCAGATAATGGAGCATTAGGCGTTTTAAAGAACGTTATTTCTAAAGATAATACTATACCTCAGCAAGATAAAGATATTGCCCTAGAACTCTTAAAACAAGATGAAATAGAGATGCAAGAGGTTACTAAAAGACTACAATCTGATAATGAGCATAATATAACTAGATTAGTTCGTCCTATAAGTTATGGAGCTATGTTTGTTTTATATATGGCTTGTATTTTTTTTGATGGTAATTTAGGAGAGTTTCAAATTAAAGAACAATACATTCCAAGTATTACTTCTCTTTTTTCTACAATGACTATATTTTACTTTGGAAGTAGAGGTTTAGAAAAAATAATGAAAAGTGTAAATAAAAAATAGCCCTATATATAATTCATATATATGATTAACTAGTTAGGTTGTTTAAGGGAAGTGTATATATTATTTATATATATAGCAAAGTTATATTAAAATTTTGTAACTTAAAAATAAAACTTTGAGAAAAGTAAAAAGAAAAACTCTTGTCAAAAAACTAGACGCAATATTTAGTGAATATATAAGGCGTAAATACGCAGACAAAAACGGATTTGTTAAATGCTATACTTGTAACAAAAAAGCATATTGGAAGGGTGAGGGGATGCAAAACGGACATTTTATTAGTCGAGCTAGTAGGATATTGCGTTGGAGAGAGGATAACTGTCGCCCACAGTGTTATGCTTGTAATTGTATGAGATACGGACAGGCTTATATTTTTGGTGCTAATCTTAATAAAGAATTTGGTTTTAATAAAGCTGAAGAATTGTTAATAGAAAGTAAAAAAATAATTAAACAATCTGATCAAGATTTATTAGATTTGATTGAACAGTATAAAGAAAAAGTAAGTTTGTTATAATTTTTTTTCCTTTGTTTTTAGAGGGCTTTACTTCGGTAAGGCTCTTTTTTTTTATATTTTTTTTATTAACATTAGTTTATATTGAATATTTTTTTATAACTTTAGGAAAACAAAACTTATGGAAACACCAAAAGATGAACTCATAGAATTGTATTATAGAAGATTACAAGCTATGGAATCAAAAATTAATCAATTAACACAACAATTAAATTATGAAAGGAAAAATAACCCACATAGTTCCTAGAGGCGAATATACAAACGCTTCAGGAGTATTTAACAAGTATCAAGTCAGGTTTGATGACGGTAAAGAATTTCAGTTCTTGGCAAAAGGAGATTTTAAGAAGTCTGTCGGAGATGAGGTTTTATATACTATTACCAATTCTGAATACAAAACAGCCAAGTTAGAGTATAACCCTCAACCTACAGTAAACAACAATAGTAAAGATCAACTTATTATTCGTCAATCAATGGTAAAGGCAGCTTGTGAATTTCACAGCAGTCGTCCACAATCAGACATCCACACAGTTTTAGCGGATAGTCAAATATTAATAGATTTTATAAACAAATAAAAAATGAGTCAAATGTCAATTAAAGGAAAAGTAAAACAAATAACAGAAATAGAAGAAAAAGGAAATTTTAGAGTTAGAAAACTAGTAATAGAAACATTTGAGAAATATCCTCAAGTTGTAGCTTTAGATTTCACACAGAACAATGTTGGATTATTAGATGACTCTGTTTGCAAAGTAGGTAACAGCGTAGAAGTCTTTTACAATGTAAGAGGTAGAGCTTGGGAAAACAGAGAGGGTAAAACACTTTGGTTTACTAGTTTACAAGGATGGAGAGTAAGAGAGTACAGAGAAGAAGTAGCAGTCGAGACTCAGTCTCCAGACAGAGATGACTTACCATTCTAATTAACTTTTTAAATATAGGGGGCTAACTACCCCCTTTTTTTATGCTTATAAACTACGATGAACATATAGACAAATTAAACGACTTTAGAAAAGGTAAAGTCAAAGAGGCATTAAAGCTAGGTAATAAAGAGCTAGACGCTTCATTCCGCTTTGTTGCTGGAAATATGAATTTTATTCTTGGACATAACAATGTCGGAAAGACACATTTTACTTTTTATTTAATGTTACTATATACAATTAAGCATAAAATTAGATGGTTAGTTTTTAGTTCTGAAAATGATCCTGTACAACTTATTAAAAAACTTATTGAATTTTTAGAGGGCAAACCAATAAACAAAATAGAAGAAAAAGACTACGAGAAATCAAAAGAGTTAGTATATAATCATTTTAAGTTTGTTGACATCAATCGACAATACACTTACAAAGAATTATTAGACTTAGCTGAAAAGGTTAAGGATGCTTGGGATTATGACGGCTTATTAATTGATCCTATAAACTCACTAAGAAAAGATTTAAGAAATACAAACGGCTACGAATACAGCTATGAATGCTTAACCGAGATAAGGCTTTTCTGTAAAAAATATAATGTATCAACTTGGATATGCGCACACGCTGTGACAGAGAGCCTAAGACGTAAACATTCCCCTAATCATCCCCAATCTGGAATGACTCCTCCTCCTACTATAGGAGACAGTGAGGGAGGTGCAGTCAATGGCAATAGATGTGATGATTTTTTAATAGTACATAGATATATTGCAAGTCCAGATTCTTGGATGTACACAAGACTTTTTGTAGCAAAAGTAAAGGAAATTTCTCTCGGCTATAAACCGACAAGCCACGAACAACCAATAATGTTTAAGTCAATATTAAATAATGTAGGATTTGAAATAGGTGGTAAAAATTTAATTAAGTATAGAACTAAAAAACAATTAAAGATTGACAACTCTTGAGAAATTAGCTAGTAAGCACGAAACTTGGATTCGAGTGGTAAAATCATTTGGTTGCAATGGCAGCTTATGTGAAGACATTGTTCAGGAGTCTTATATAAAAATACATACTTTAATCAATAGAGGACTTAATATAAATTATGAAGACGATATTAATTATTTCTATATGTACAAATGTCTTAAAAGTTTGTTTTTAGACTTATGCAGAAAGGAATCTAAGATTCAAAAAGTCAATGTAGATCATTTAGAAAAATACATACAACCAGAGCAAGAAACAAATCATAAAGACATAACAGGAAAAATGATAGAACTAAACACCCTATTAGATAAAATGTTTTGGTATGATCAGAAAGTCTTCGATTTAATTTCTGGAGGAATGTCAATAAAAGAATTATCTAGACAGTCAGGCATTAGTTATTATAGTCTGTACAACACTTATAAAAATACTAAGATGCTAATTAGAAAAAATATAGAATGGTAGAGGACTTTAAAAGAGATTTAGAAAGAGGTAAATATCACGAAATATATCTTTTAAATAAAATACAAAAGAAATATAAACAGGCATATATTGTGGACGGTTATTTTAAAGAGTATGATATTTATATCCCAGAGTTAAATTTTGGCATAGAAGTTAAGTTTGATGAAAGATCAAAACAAACAGGCAACATTATAATAGAAACAGAATCAAATGACAAACCTTCAGGCATAAGTACAACAAAAGCTAAATACTGGGTTATATATGATGGAAGGCATTATAATTGGTTTTTAACTAAGAACTTGCAAAAATGTGTTAAAGAAAATTTATTAAAAGAATATAAGTTTGTTTGTAAAGGAGATACTAAAACTAAAAAAGCATATTTGATTAAAAATAATTTATTATTTAAATACAAAGATAAAATACATTCATAATGAGATTAGGAGACTTAATAGAAAAAATAACAAAAATTACAGGCATTAGGTGGATAGTTAAAAAAATATGGGGTGATGATTGTGGATGCGACAAACGAAAAGACAAAGCAAACAAAGTAAAGCTATGGTAGAAAAAGACAGAAAAGAATGGAAGAAGTTTCTTAATAGAAAAAATCAAAGTGAACTTAATAGAACAGAAATAAAGCTAGTAGCAAGATTATACTCAGAGCTTTATAATGTTAAGTATTCAGAGCCTTGCACCTGCAATGGTAGAATTTATAAATCTTGGATAGAACAAATAAATAAAAAATATGAGTCTAAGTAAAGTTCATCTGTTTGAACAAACAATAGTTTCTTTATTAAACAATGAGGGTTGGGAGCTTGAATGGTGTGGAGGAGGCTTTGAACACTTTGACGCAATAGGTATATCTCCAAAAGGTAAAGAGGTTATACTGGAAATTAAACATCGAAAAAAATACTATGAAAAGAAAATGATTGAGAAATATAAGTTTGATAAACTTTTAGCTGAGGAAACAGATGCTTTATACTTTGTATCTGATCCTAAAGGACATTATATTTTTTGGTTAAATGATTTAGTAAAACAAGAAACAGTAGAGCTGTATTGTCCAGATACTACTCTTTGGACTAAGAAACGAAATAATAAAGAGTGTTATCTACTGGACGAGAAAGATGCTCACAAAATACATATTAATTATGCCACTACCTAAACCAAAAGTAAACGAATCAAGAAAAGACTTTATGCAAAGATGTATGAATAACAATGTAATGATTTCAGAATACAAAGACGCAAATCAAAGAATTGCAGTTTGTTCTACACAATTTAAAAATAAGTAATTAACATTTGTTTATATTATTCTTTTTTGTATATTAGCTTAAAATTATACAATTATGAATGCAAATCAAGCAGCAAAATTCGGCAAAGTACAAGGATTGCTTAAATTTATTATACGCAATACTAAAGATTTAAAAATACAAAGCTCTGCTCGAGAAGCGTATAATTACGCTGAGGAACTATATAAAGAATTTAACAAATAAACAATGAAAAAACTAAAATACTATTTTTCTATAACACTATTTACATTATTCTTATTTATGTGTAGTGTGTTACTTTTATCTTTAGAATCTTTAATTGATCTATTATTTTGAGAAAGATAGACAATTTAAAAGAGATGGAGATTTGGGGAGACATTAGTCTTTTGTCTGGAATTATCCTAAAACAATACAATAAGAAAAAAACAAGCAACATAGAGGAGATGGCTGATGCTATTTCTAGACTTACTTTTTATTTTCAAGAAAATTTAAACAATAAGAGACTTTATAAAAAAGCTTTGTCAGAATACAGGCTATCAAAAAACAGAGCTATAGAGAGAGCAAGAAAGGCAGAAGCAGAAAACGAAAAACTTAAACTTAAACTAAAAAAATATGCCAATTTATAACGAAATATTTGACACCTATAGAGAAGAAGTAGAAAAAATTCATAAAGCTATGAGGCTACTTGTTAAGCACCGCTATAAGATTATAGATTTAGAAAATCAGCTAATACACAGTGGTAATATAGATAAGGCAAGATCAAGAGCAAGTGTAGGGGAAGAATCTAAAAGAGCAAGATACGACAGAACACCAAAATACTCAAGAGTATATCTTAGCACTAATGAAGAAACTAACATAAAAACAAATTGAAAAAATACGAAAACAAAATCAAAGCCGTAGCCTTTAGTTACTTAGGCATAATACTTACTTTACTATGGATACTATTGAACTCTTAAACGGAGAAATATTTAAACACGATGAGATATTAGAACTTATGAAAGATGATGAGTTCTATTATGGATACTTAGGCAAAGCAGCATTAAGCTCCTCATCAATCAAACTACTTTTAGACAGCCCTAAGAAATACAAATATGTTACAGAATACGGATCACAAGAATCAAATGCTTTAGATGCAGGTTGGCTTTTTCATACCTGTATTCTTGAGCCTAATATTTTTCAGGAGCAAATCTTTGTAGATGTACAATCTAAGAACACTAAGGCTTATAAGTTAGCCAAAGAAGAACACGGAAAGGTATTTACAATGAAACAAAAGAATGATGCAGAAAGATTAGCTGATGCGTTTTTAAGAAACGAACACGCTTTAAAACTTATTACAGATTGTGAGTTTGAAGTTCCTGCAATAGGTATGGTGCAAGGCTATCCGTTTAGAGGCAAGGCAGATGTCTTAGATTCTTACAGACTATGCGATTTAAAAACAACAAGCGATTTAAAAGCATTTCCCTATGCTGCAAAAAAGTACGGTTATGATGTACAAGTCTATTTATATTGTGAATTATTTAACAAAACATATGATCAGTTTCAATTTGCAGCTATAGACAAAGGCTCACTAGACATTGGCATATATGATGTGAGTGAGGAGTTTTATAATTCAGGAAAGGAAAAAGTAACCAGAGCATTAGAAACATTTGAAACATTTTTTATTAACGGAGCAGACTTAGATAGTTACTGCATAAAAGGAACATTATGAAAGAGGCAAATAAAATAGCAAGACATATAATAGATGTATCAGGAATAGATGTATTTAAAAACTCTAGGAAAAGAGAATTTGTAGAGATAAGAAGTTTACTTACGTTTATGTTAAGACATCATTGTAGAATGAAGTTTATGGAAATAAAAGATTTTTATATATCTAAAGGAAAGAGTTATGATCACTCCACAGCTATATATAGTTTAAAGGCGTTTGAAACGCATAGAAGATATAATCCTTTATTAGATAAGTATTTTGATATTATCTTACTTAGACTAAGAAACAAATCAAAATTAAGAAAAGCATTAATAAACCACATAATAGACTACACAAAAGAAAAGGACTTAAAGAAACTTTTGATGATAGTAGATACATTACCCTTAAAAGAAATAGATGGAAAAGAACAAACAAAAGAGAAAAGAGATACCCTTGTATAGAGGGCTAATAAAATACTTTCCTGACGCTTTATGCGAAGTAGCAAGAGTAAGCTACATAGGAAGTAAACAACACCACCCAGACGAAGACATACATTGGGACAGAGAAAAAAGCTCTGATGACTTAGATGCACTTATGAGGCATTTAATGGAAAACGGAATACACGATATAGATGGAGTAAGACACTCAGCAAAATTGTGTTGGCGCGCTTTAGCCCATCTTCAAAAAGAAATCGAGGGAGATAAGTTTGAGGAGGGTTATGATGAACAGTTTGGAACTTACAAAATACCACACGATCAAATAATATCAGGTACAGAATGAAAGATAAGAAATGGACACAGAAACAAAAGATAGCACAGATAGAAAGAATAACAGCTAATCTTTATATTATGATAGATAAAATATCTAAAGAGATAATAGAGATTAAAAAAAGACTGCCTGAACAAAATCCTGAAAACTAGCGTTATATAATTAATTAATTAATTTAAATTAATCTTTTATGGACGGTAGAAAGAATAACGGAGGGCATTCAACTAAAGGCTTTGCAGGAAGAAAACCTAAGACAGAAGAAGTAAAACTAATTGAGAAACTTACACCTTTAGAGCCTTTAGCATTTGATGCTTTAAGAAAAGGTTTAGAGAAAGGCGACTTTAAATATGTACAACTATACTACAACTATGTAGCAGGTAAACCAAGAGAAACTAAAGACATTCACGTTAATGAGGATGTTCCTTTATTTATTGATTAATGCAAGTATCAAAAACCTCAGCACTTAACAAACTAAGAGAACTTAATAAAAGAGTTCGCATAATTAGAGGAGGATCATCAGCAGGAAAGACAATAGCAATCATAGCAATACTTATTGACTATGCAATTCGCAACAAGGGAAAAGAAATAAGCATAGTAGCTGAATCTATACCACACTTGCGTAGAGGTGCTTTAAAAGACTTCTTAAACATCTTAAAGGGATTGGCTAGGTATGATGATAGAAAGTTTAACAAGAGTACCTTAAAATACGAATTTAGTAATGGTAGCTATATAGAGTTCTTTAGTACAGATCAGCCTGACAAACTAAGAGGAGCAAGAAGAACAGACTTATTCATAAACGAGTGTAATAATGTTAGCTTTGATTCTTACCAACAACTAGCAGTAAGAACATCAGGAAATATATGGCTAGACTATAACCCTGCTAATTTATTTTGGGTAGACAAAGAATTGATAGGACAGCAAGATGCGAACTTTATAACCTTAACATACAAAGACAACGATAGCTTACCAGAATCAATAATCAAAGAAATAGAAAAAGCAAGAGAGAAAGGAAAGACTTCTACTTATTGGGCTAACTGGTGGAAAGTATATGGATTAGGACAGATAGGAAGTTTAGAGGGTGTATGTATTCCTGATTGGAAACCTATTGACAATATACCACAAGAAGCAAGATTATTATGCGCAGGGCTTGACTTTGGTTATAGTGTTGATCCCTCAACAATTATAAGATTATACAAATGGAATGATGCTTATATATTTGATGAGGTACTTTATCGTAAAGGAATGTTAAATAGAGATTTAAGCTACTTCATAAAACAGAACGAGATACGAGAAAACATATATGCAGATAGTGCAGAGCCTAAGTCTATACAAGAGCTAAGAAACTATGGACATAAAATATATCCAGTTACAAAGGGTAAAGATTCAATAGTTTATGGGATTAACCTAATTAACCAGAATGAAATCTATGTAACCTCAAAGTCTAAAAACCTTATTAAAGAACTTCAAGGATATGTATGGGACAGAGACAAAGAGGGTAACAATCTACAAAAACCTACAGGTTTACATCCTGATTGTATTGACGCAGCACGATACGCTTTGATGATGCAACTTAAGAATCCTAATAGAGGACAATACGCAATAAGATAGTTTCTAAAACTTTTATTTTTTACGTTATATATGTATGAAAGTAAAAGTAAATATTCCTAGCACCTTAAGTGAAATAACTTTAGGGCAATATCAAAAGTATTTAAAAATCCAAGATGACAACGAAGATGAAAACTTCTTAGCTATTAAAATGATAGAGATATTCTGCGGACTAAGAGGCGATACAATATTAGCGATGAAAGCTAAAAGCATAAAAGACATCACAGGTGTTCTTTCTGAAATGTTTAATGAGAAGCCACCTTTAGTAAGGAAGTTTAAAATAAATAACATAGAATATGGTTTTATTCCTATGCTAGAAGATATGAGCTTTGGAGAATATGTTGATCTTGACACATACATAGGGGATTTTGAAAACCTACACAAAGCAATGAATGTTCTTTATCGTCCCATTAAACAAACACATAAAGAAAAATATTTAATAGAAGATTATAAGGGTGATGAAGATAATATAATGAAAGAAATGCCAATGGATGCTGTATTAAGTTCCATACTTTTTTTTTATCATTTAGGGATAGACTTGTCGAAAGTTATGCTGAGTTATTTGGAGGAGGAGGGGATGAGTTCAGCCCAACAAGAAACTTTGGAAAAAAATGGGGTTGGTTTCAATCAATTTTCAGCCTCGCTAATTCAGACATTACAAGAGTTGAAGATATCACTAAATTGAATGTGCATACTTGTCTTTATGCATTAAGTTTTATGAAAGACAAAACAGAGCTAGAAGCTAAACTAATTAAAAGTAAAACTAAAAGATGAGCAATCAAGGAGTAAGAGGATTTTATCAAATAACAGAAACAATTAAAACTCAGTTGTTAGCTGATGTAAATGTCAATACTGTAACAACAGGCGACATCACAGAAATAGATTTATCTAAACAAACTATATTTCCTTTAAGCCATATTATAGTAAACAATGTTACAATACAAGAACAAGTACTTCAATTTAACATAAGTGTTTTAGCAATGGACTTAGTAAACCTCAGCAAAGAAGAAACAACAGATATATTCAGAGGAAACAATAACGTACAAGATGTTATTAATACTCAATTAGCTGTAGTTAATAAATTAATAGGATCATTAAGACAAGGAACAATACATTTAGATTTATATCAATTAGTAGGAGATGCAAGTTGTGAAATATTTCAAGATAGATTTGAAAATGAAATGGCAGGAGTAGCTTGTACATTTGATGTATTTGTAGCAAACGATATAAACTTATGCAACTAAAAGAAACAAAAGAGACTTTAAATAAATTTGGTAAATATGTTATCCAACAAATAAGGAGTGGTTTAACAAAAAACAAAAATAAAAAAGGTAAGACATCTAATTACACTAAAGAACTTTATAATAGTTTAGAGTACAAACCTTTTGTTGTTGGTAATACTATAGGAGTAAAATTCTATATGGATGAATACGGCAAATTCCAAGATCAAGGAGTTAAAGGGGTTAAGGGTGGAACTAGTTTAAGTGGCTATGCATATAAAAAAAGCTCTAATCTTATTGGTGTTGAATATCATACAGGAACTCTTGCTAAATGGGCTAAGTTTAAAAGATACCAAGCAAGAGACAAAAAAGGAAGGTTTGTTGATTATGAAACTACAGGGTTTGCTCTAGCTAATATTATAAAAAACTATGGTATAAAACCTAGTTTATTTTTTACAAAACCTTTTGAAAAAGCGTTTGAAAATTTACCAGAAGAGTTACAAGAAGCTTTTGTAAACGATATAGAAAAATCAATAATATCAAGTAATAATTAAAAACAATGGCAAATATATTTTTAAGAAGTCCATACTTTGTAACTGTAACAACTGGCTCACATTTGTCTGCTCAAATAGCTTTGACTATAGATGGAACTTTAAGATATACAATTCTTAAAAACGCAACATCAAATAGAACAGTATTTGAAATAGCAACCTTGTGTAAGGATTATTGGGTTGACAGTGCATCTACATTTGACACAGTAGCTATCTCTTATGTCATTACAACTTATACTGCTGTTGATGGTGGAGGAACTGCTACAGCTCAAGGTGCAGTAACACATACAGGATTTTATGGATATTCATTATTCACAGCAGGAGTAAATCAAGACATTGATCCTGATGACTACGAATTAACAAATACAGGTGGAAGTCAAATAATATATTTACCAGACAGTACAGCTTCTTTTGCTTATGATATGAATTCAGGAACTGCAACTAAAGCAACGATAAGCACCTCAGCGACAAGCGTAGCAGCAGCATCAGGAAACTATACTTGGACAATAGAAAGAATATGTAATGCTAAATACACTCCTGTATTAATGACATTTATAAATAGAAATGGAGTACAACAAGAACATTACTTCTTTTTAAAGTCGGTTGAAAGTATGACTGCTAAATCAGATAATTTTAAAAGAAACATCTTTACTTATTCCTCAAGTAATTACGATACTACAAGCCATCAGAATCAAATATTTAATAAAAACGGAAATATTAAATACACACTTAACACAAACTATATGATTGAGGCTTATAATGAAGTAATGGAAGATATTTTATTAAGTGAGTATGTGTGGATTACTTACGGAGGTGTAACTTATAATCCTGTTGTTGTGACATCAAGTTCTTTAACATTTAAGACATCATTAAACGACAGACTAATTCAATACACGCTACAGGTAGAACAATCAAACGACATTATTAATAACATAGTATAATGAAGCGTGAAGTACAACTATATATTTCTGATACTAAAGTCGACTTATTCCAAGATGAGACAATAAGTATTACTGATTCAATTCAGAACATATCTGACATAAGCAAAGTCTTTACACCTTTTTCTAAAAGTTTTAATTTACCAGCATCTGCAGTAAACAACAAACTATTTAAGCACTATTATAATTTTAATATTCAAGATGGATTTGATGCTAGGTTTCAAGTAACTGCAAGATTAGAAATAAACCAAGTACCATTTAGATCAGGAAAGATTAGACTTGATGGAGTATCAATGAAAAATAATCAACCTTTTGCTTATAAAGTTGTATTCTTTGGAGAGCCTAGCAGTCTAAATGATTTATTTGGTTCTGAAGATTTAAGCTCTTTAAATGGGTTAAGTACTTATGATATAGATTATTCTGGTGGTGATTTCTTAAACGCTTTTAAAACAGGACTACAAACGACAGGCTCTAACGCTACAAGTACAGCAAATCGTAACATAGTAGTCCCTTTAATATTGTTAGAAAATTATTATACTTATGATACACCTAGCACAAACACGTTAGATAACGTTAACTTTAGTGTTTTACAAAAAGATTTAAAACCTGCAATAAAACTTAAAAGAATTATTGAAGCTATACAAACTCAATATGACATATCTTTTAATATGACAGATGACGGAAGTATAAAGACTTTTTTTGGCAGTGATATGTTTGATGAGCTATATCTTTGGTTACATCGAGAAAACTCTCCAATTTCTGCGCCTGAAACTGATCCACCTACATTTGGAGTAGATACAACTACAAAAAACATTAAAAGAACTTTTGCAGATTATACTTATGTTAGTGGTGGAGGAGATTATTTAACAGCCGATAAACTTGTTGTAAATAGTGGAGATACTTATACAGTTAGGCTAGTTATAAATCCTAGCATTACAAATAGCACAGGCGAAATAATTGTTAAAGATAAATTAACAAATGAGTTATTATACTATAAAGAAAACGTTGCTTTTGTGTCAGGTGTAGCGCAAACAATTACAATAACAAGTTTAACAAGTGGAACTTTAAGCACTAGGACTTATGACTTAGAGTTTAGAATAAATTGCAATACGAATGTTACGTTTGCTGCGAGTGCTACTGATGCTTTAAATATTGCAAAAAATGGAGCAAACATTTCATATTATAGTAGTGCTGCTTTTACTTTAGGATCAAATATATTTATACAAGACTATTTACCTAAAATTAAAGTAATAGATTTTCTGTCTGGCTTATTTAAGATGTTTAATTTAGTAGCTTATACAAAACTTGCAGATAGCACTATATATGTAGAAACCTTTGATGATTATATGACTAAAGGAGTTTCAAGAGACATTACAAAATATATAGATATAAACACCTCTACGATTGATCGTCCAGTTCCATTTAATCAAGTAAACTTTAAATATTCTGCACCAGTCACTCAAACGAGTTTAAGATTTATAAATCAATTTAGTTTGGTATTTGGAGATTTAAATTATTCTGCTCCTGAAAAGTATGATGGACAATCATTTAATCAAGATGTACCATTTGAAAAAACAGTATTGATAAACCAAGAAACTAGTGCAGGTGTAACTACTAACAACATATTAGCTTGGTGGGTAGATGCAGATAGTAAGACGGCTCTAG